ATCCCGCCATTATCGACCCGCTGGCTTAGTGTCGAAGTAGATCTGCGACTCGCCCCGCACGTTGATCCCATAGGAGCGGCGATACGTTGCCACACTCATCGAGTTCGGGGTAAGGGTCGTAGGCCCACGGATAAGGTTGATGATGGCGAGTTGGTACTGTTGCATCCAGTACTGCTGTTCGACGTAGTTGCGGTCCCACTTAGCGGCTCTCGCGCACACGCGGTATTCCACGGCGTCATACGCGATATCGGGCGCATCCCCACCAAACAGGTTAGTGGCGAACGTGGTATTCTCCGTGTACTTGGTGGAGTACCAGAGGTCGATCACATACTGGTCTTTGGGATAGGGCCACAGCTTGTAGGTGATGTTGTCGCTACTGTCCGCAATGATCCGCGCCATGACCATCGGCTTGCCGGACGTATTGCGGTGGAGGTCACCACCCGATGCCGATAACAGTTCCGGCATGTCCACGATGCCGAGCTCGTTGTTGGGACCGGTGGATTTGTTGCTACCAAACCACGTCTGGCCGTCAGAGAAAGTCGCAAACTGCACGGAGTCCAGATCGGTAGTGGACAACCCATACTCGTCCTTCAGTATCACATAAGACGAGGAGGTGGTCGTGGTGCCTACGTAGGCGGTCTCGATGGTGAGGGTGTGTACGCCACTGACACTGGTGTCTGCGGCGGTGACTTTGTAGGAGACCTTGTCGGTGCCAACGCGGATATACATACCCACCGCGACACTGCCAAAATTAGTGTCGTTGCTACCACTGTCATCCTTCGACGTAACCGTCGTAGATCCGTTGGTGGCCGCAACCGTGCCGGTGGTGATATCGTCAGTGGTAGTAAGCGTAGTTCGAGACAGGCCCCAATTGAATCGCTTGCGACTGAGGATGTCTCGTTTGGCGTTATTCGCCTCTTCGATCAGTGCTGCTTCAAGGATATTGGTCGATGTGAATGCGGTGATCTCTGGCTCTTTAATATCCTTGAGTGCCGCATTAACCACGTCACCAAGTGTCTTAGCCATGGATCAATACGCCTTCCATTCCGCGTAGACAAATATACTATCGCCGGATGCTGCTGACGTAGTCGTAAGAATCAGATCGGCGGTTATACTTGCTCCCGTAGACTGCAAGATTCCGCCGCCTGGAGTATCGGTATAGTCAAAATCAATTCGTCCCGTTGCCGCTAATGGATGCATAGCAATCGGCACATCGGCTGTATTTGCTTCCAGTTCTAGCTTTGCACTGATACCTTCAGAAGCAATGATATACCCTTTAACAATTTTCAAAGCACTCGTATAATTCGTAAGAGCACTTAGATTGACTACGCTCGATTCCGATCCATCGTCAAAATCACCGGTACCGGCCCATTCGCCCAACCAGATGGTATAGCCATTATGACCGGATTGTTCGCTTTTTGTAACTGGTGTTGGTGCCGCCATGCTGATGTCCTCTTTATTCGGTTACTGGTCGTACGTGGCGGTGGTGCGGCACCCCGAAAGGCACCGCACCATCGATAGACTAGCTACTGCCCGATACCCCGTAGATACCGCGCACATCACCCCAACCGGAAGACTGAGCAAACTGACCAGATATCTTGTAGTCTTTAGTATCAAAGTCATAGATATAGTCCGTATTGAACTCTTCGCGGGTGTAGCAAAGTAGCTTGTGGTTTTCCTTCTCAGCGAGTAGGAACCACGCGTTGGTATCGGTGAGGTAATCCCACACAACCAACTGCAAGCCCAACCCATTGATCGGGTTAATTGCCGCAGTTGAGTCACCGGCAGCATCGCCACCGTAGTTGACCGTGGGGTTGCCTGTGGAGTCAAGCAGACGGGCCGCCGTGAACTGGTTGTCCGGCGAGACCAGAAGATACTTAGGCCGAATAGCCAACTTCTTGCCCGCGCCGTCCGTGAAGTTCTTGCGGAAATCCGTTAGACCCGTTTCGAGCGAGGTCTTGGAAAGGTCTGCTTGCGATGACGGTTCGTTTTTAAACGTGCCGCCGTCTTCCCGCACATGGACCGAGGAAAACAACTCAATGCCATCCGGGCCGGTATAATCGGAATCAAACCCGTTGTTGAACGTATTGGCGAGGATGGTCTCTTCCGTGGCGTTGGCGGAGTAGGCGAGTTCAACCGCCATGTCCTCCATCACCCCGTAGAGCTCGTCCCGCATCATTTCACGGGTGGCCCGCATACCAAGGGCGTAGTCCACATGCGTGAACGTACCCTTGTGCCCTTCCGTCATCGAAGAGTAGTTGATCGACTCGCCCTCTAGCTTGGTCTGCAAGAGTCCGACCCCACCAACGGTCTGGGTGTTTTCCTGGTATTGCGTCGATTCGCGGACGTTATAGAGTCCGCGTCCTATTTTTTCGCGCTGGTCATAGGCATGGTGAATAACCATATCTATGCCGCGCAGAGTGGTAAGATTACTAAAATTACCGGTTACGCTAATAGCTGGCATCGTTAGTTACTCCCTATACGCCTACAGTACTGGAACCGCGACGATGTGCTGCCCAATTGAGGACGCAATCAACATTTGCGCCTATGGCATTCTTCGTGCCATCAGTATTGTCGCTTACCAAAATGTCTATAAGCAAAAATTGATTCACACCGGAAGCATCCAGTGTGCTCGTATCAAGTTCTTGAGTGGATATTTTGGTGGTGGTGTTCAACGTGGTAAACGTCGAATCCCCCGTGTTGCCGATTTCTGTTACAGCGAATACCCCACCAGCACCATCATCTTGCGCTTGCAGCATCTGACCGGGATCAATAGCGCACATCACCCTCCCGGCACTACCGGTAGCTGCATACTCAAGTGACACACCGACAGAATTGCTGATGGTCCCCGCCGCACCGGCCACATCTACGTAACCGTCTGTAGTCTGCAAGACCACATCGTTGATACCAAAAGCGGCGGCGGAGGCGTCCTTCTGGAGTTGCTTCACTGCAAGAAGCGGTCCCCAGGGCTTGAACCCGTATGCCCTATCTGGATTTGCCATTACGATCTATTACCCTCTCGAATATTGATAGACCCCGTTGCCAGACCGCGTTCGGCGGCTCTTGCAAGGTTACGTGCTTGTGACGCGTCTGCGCCGTGGCGTACTGCCGTGTCGTAGACGGATCGGGCATGACTGTCCAACTTGCGATCAAAGTCCTCTTTGCGAGACGCGAGGTTGTTCTCACTCTTGCGGGCTTGCATGGCATCCATCCGTTCCCTCAACTGTGCGGGTGCTTTCATCAGCACCATTTCATTGGTGCGGACGCTACCATCCTCACTGCTCTGTTGTTGGTGCGGTGTGGAGTCACCATCTTCCCGTTGAACGAGTTCCCACCCTTGGTCTTTGTTGCGATCCACGTTGCGCGGGGCCACCCATCGGACGCCCCCACCATCGCGGGTCGCACGGTCTTTGATCGATTTCGGGACGTAGAGCATGTCGAACGAATCACCATCATCAACGACTTCCAGTGTGCCGGTTGCCTCAATGATGTTATCCACCTTCTCCAGCTTTTGCGGCGTCTCATCCAGGCTACCACGCTCAAACCCCGCAATCACCCTAAACAGGTGAACCCTGCTCATGTGGTCGCGCAGCTTATGCTTTTGTGGCTTGCCTTCGAGGATGTGACGATGCCCGCAGATAGGACAGGTATGACCGTCCTCCGATTGGGCGGTTGCCCAATCCAAGGCGCGTTCGATATCCGCACTGTCGTTGGTAGCTTTGGATTTCTCCTTCGCCTCACTGGCGGCGTTGGCTTGCGCCTTCACCGATGACGGGGCCGGTGTAGTTTCTTGTGACATTAGCCTTGCTCCTTGATCATCGCGTTGAGGTCTTGGCCGGTCTGTTCACCCGCCGTGTTACGCCCTAATCGTTCGAGTGTTTTCATATCGTTTTTCTCGACCAATCCGCGAAGGGTCCGAAAGCGACTTGCCGCATTCTTTAACTGGCCCTGCTCTACTTCCCGTGCTTGGTTGGAGTTGCCGTTTTGGCCCGGTGCCACGGGGGTATTACTACCCACGGACTTCCGGCCCGTATACGGCTTTACCGCCCCGGACTTGATCTCGTCCATGACGATCTTGGACATGAGTAGATCCATATTTGCTGGATTCTCTGCCCACTGCGGTTGGGACTGTAGAGCACTTGCTACCTTGCCCGTGATCCGTTCCGCATCGTCCGCGCCGATCATGCCCTTACCGACCATGTCTTGGACTTGATTGGACACATGAAACGTGGACTGTATAGAGCCCGTCTGCTTATTCACGTAGTCCTTCACCTCTGACATGATCTCGTCTTTACTGGCAACGCCCTGCTTACCGATCTTGTGATTGAAGTGGCGGTCCAGCATTTCGTACACCTTGCCACCGGTCTCATCATCACCCAACATCTGTTTGATGTAGAGCTCCTCCGAGTCCGGTTGACCCGCGTTGGGGTCCGGCTGTTGGGTCTGTTGTTGATTTTGTTGTTGGTTTTGTAACCCTTGGGCATATTGCTGCCACTGCGCTTCCCGCGTTCGGAAAGCCTCTTGCATCTTACCCAAGTTTTCTTGCGCTTCATTCTTCTGAGAGTTCACCTCTTTGAAGCGGTCGTACGGAATCGGTCCTTGTTCACTGGAGTGATCTGACGTGTCACCTGACGATACCGATTCAGAGGCGGACGAGTCCCCGTATCCGTCCGATTCAGAGGCGGATGAGTCCCCTGCATGGCTTGCATCCGGCTGTACTTCAGACATTACATGTCCTTCAGAACGAAAAACGTCCGGTGTAGGAAGACCGAGGGGGTGTGGTAGAGGCACGCCCCCCGATCCGGTCCTCTACACCGGACGAGAAATTACTGCTGTATTACTCTACGGTACTGCTACCCGCATCGTATTGGCGTACGATACGAGGTCAACGTTTCATCGGAGATCAAACCGATCACAAAAGACCAACGAAGGCCTTGTGTCTGAAACTAGTACATCTTGCGCGGGGGCGCAGAAGAGTTCTTCTTCTTCGTCCCCTTGGTGCCGCCTTTGTTGGACGAGGACGCTTTACGCGGCGTCTTCGAGCCATACATTTTATTTCCCGCTGGCACGTTGCACCTCCTAGGTTACAGGTTGCCGTGCAGACTTGAGTTCGTGTTGCACGATGGTGTATCGTTTCTCATCCATACCTCTATATACGACTACCGGCTCGTCCCCCCGATGGAAGGAAACCAAGAAGTATTGCCCGTGGTTGATCAT